CTTTTGGGGCCGGGGGTCCTATACCCCCGTGGATCCGAAGCCCCCTGTCCCTCTTTCAGTCGATTGCGGGAAAAGCTCGGCTTCCGACTCGAGAACTTCCACCCCAACATAAACGATGGGCATCACCAAACCTTGGACCAGCTTCATGCCCGGCTTGAGTATGACTGGCTCCTTGCCGACGTTCATGACGTGCAGATGGATCTCTCCTTGATAGTCTTCGTCGACCACGCAAGCTCCAACCTGGAGCTGATACCTGGCGGCAATGCCACTCTTGTTGAACATGATGAGAGCACACCCCCGGGGGATTTGAGCTTTGATCCCGGACGGTATGTTGATGCTTTCTCCCGGCCAGATCTGCTTGGTTTCGGAATCTTCCGGAATGTAGAAGTCCAGTCCGGCGGACAGACCCGTTCCTCTGGTCGGGGTCTTTACGTTTCTTACTTTTACGATTTTCATTTTTTAAAGTATTTTTCGAGCCGAGCTCGGTGTGTTGTACCTGATGAGAGAGCTGCTCCTTCTATGAAATTGTAACGTGTGTGGAGAGGCAGCTCCTGAAATGCCTTCCTGAACGGTTGGCCCTCCGATTCGAATATCTTGCCCGCAGGATTGCCGGGTGTAACGTCCTTCATCTTTCGGGACTTGATCCACCACAAAGCCTCTTCCCGATTTATGGAGCGTATGGAAGGTCTAATGGACCCATTCCGGAGCGTCATTTTGAACCACTGAGCCTCCGTATTGGTGTCATCTTCTCTGAACCATACTCGGTAGTATCCAATAGCTATTGCCATAAGTTATAGAATATTTCGTGACACTTCTTGCGGTACGCCATCGGGTCCTGCCGGATACTTTGGCACTTGAGAGGCTCTTTGGGACGTTCGAGGATCTCCTTTGGCAGAACGTCGCTGAAAGCATCTTTGAGAATGCGCTTATGGGTTCTGTACTCCCGGGGCAAGTTGAGAGCGAACTTAACAACGTCATGCCCCAGGAATGGGGTCCGGAGTTCGACTGTGCTCCTCATGGAAGCCCGGTCGAGACGAGGCATGTGGTAGAACGGAAGCTCCTGGAACACGTCTGAGAACTGGGAGTCGTAGTCATCAACTCGTCGATAGCCCCCGAAGAGTTCATCGGCTCCGTCCCCGGTCAGGATTACCTTCTCCCGGACTTTCTCCATCAACCTGAACTGGGGGATCATGGAGCCCAAGTCGATCGGGGTTTCGTTACACCGGAGACACCTCTCCAGGCACTTATCATCTGCCATGGGGCCAAGAGAGGTTATGGAAACCCCTAAAAATTCGGACAATAGCATGCCAAATTTTGATTCATTATTGTCCACCATATAGAGATTAACCCCCAGACCCATTCGATGGAGAATAGAGGCAATTATGGACGAATCCAGTCCCCCCGAAACCAAAGCCCCGACCGGGATCTTAGAGTACATTGCCCGGCGTTTTACGGACCTCTCCACCAAACCTCGGAGGACTTCGGCGAACTCGGATTTTGCGAAATGGCTCCGCTCCCCGATCCCCCATCTGTAGTAGTCCCTCCGGACAATGGTGGGCTTCACCTTCATGTCGTCGAAGGAGTAGACCGTGTTCGGCATAATGCGCTTAACATTGTTCCACGGAGTCCGGTCATCCCAGTTGTAGCCCCATTTGAACACTTCCGACTGGTAATACCGGTCGAAGTCTTTGAAGTCCGACACCAATGGGGTTATCTCCGAGCAGATCTCCCCGAACTGGTTGTAGTACAGCTGCTTCTTACCGAGTGGATCGGTGAAGGCAATAATCTGACCTTTTCGGTACCAGCATATTGCCCACATGCCATCCCATTTGTTGGATTCATAGATTATGTCTTCGAGACACGAGGACCCAAACAGATCCCGGAGGTACTCGACGTCGCTGTTATACTTCCGGGGGTAGTTGTAGATCTCCCCGACGTAAAGGAGACATCCGTTGTCTCCTGACAGCTTTATGGGCTGAGCCAGGTCATCCCCCGGCTCAGTCTGAATGGGCAAACGGACATGACCCAGGAACCATCCCCCGTCTGCAATCTGTCTGGACTCGATGCCCCGATGCTTGATCTGGTCAATGGCGTCAGCCCTCCTTGTTATACTTATTCCGCACATACTTCTTGTGTTTTTTAATTCCGTCAATCGCATCTACAAAACAGATGCCGAGTATTCCTACTATTATCGGGATTGCCATTATTATGACAAGTACCTCCTCACTTCCTCCGGCCATGTCTTTTGCGCTTTATGTCCTTTCTGACTTCGTCAACTGCGATCAGAAATGTGATGTAGAATATAGCTGCTCCAGCCAATGACACCAGAGTTAACCCAATTGCCACCTTAATCTCTACGCTCATCTTTCTTCGAGTTTTTGAGTATCTGTTGTGCCTTCTTTTCGATCCAGCCGAGGTAGCATTTGCTGTTCATGTGGTGTCCGGACAAGAATCCCGAGCATTCCGGGCAGAATATGCAATCATCATAGTCCAGATGAGCTTTAGCTCTTGCGTCTTCGATAGTCATAGCTTAATAGATTACCCATTTTGAAAGATCCTCGTTGTATGCATGGAGGGACCCAGCGAAGTAGTGCAGGGACCCCTTCTTGAGAGAGGGATAGGTGGCTGCGAGGATGTTGAACACGTAGTCCATCATGGCCTCCGTCAACCAGATGTCAATTGCGAAGTGCTTGAAGAAGTCATTGCTCCGGATGTAGTATATCACGTGGAGCCGGTTGTTCCGGATGAGGAACTGGTAGCTGACGGAGCAAGGTACTCGGGTCAAAGCCCCGGCTGTTGCCCGGGTGTCCTCCGGCTCGAAGATCATGACCATTGCTCGTCTGGAGTGCGGGTCGTCCCGGAGAGTCATGATGACATTCTCCAACTGGTGAATTTCGGGTCCTTTGTTGAGGATGTGCAGACGCTCCGAATAGGTGTAGTCGAATCGACCCTCCTGACGAGTCTTGCTCACCAGCTTCTGCCACAAGTCCCGGCGGATCTCCCAGCTCTTACCCGGATTGACCCCGTTTCGGTCAAGCCGGTCGGAGAGCTCTGCTCGGCAATACTTCTCGATTAGCTCAGCCTCGTCCTTGAACATGAAGTCGAGCATCTCGCGTTTGCCGAGATACGGCTTCGAGATGACGAAGCCAACTCCGATGAGCTCCTTGGTGAGTCTGTCGTCCCCGCTGAGCTCCTGGTTTTGGTAATGGTTGACCGGGACCGTGATGCCGGAAACCTTGAGTTCCCGATCCATCTCCCGGATCATTTCGAAACAGTCTTTGAATATTCTTCCCATGTCAGTATTTGGATTTAATGCGAAACAGATTTACTTGATACTTCAACGACCAGAGCTCTTTGACTCGAGTCTCTGAGAGACCCAAATGCTCGAACATTATGACGAAGTAAGTCCATATCCACTTGAGCCGGTCCTCGAAAACTACCAAGTCAACCATGTACTGAGATTGTCTCCACTCTCTGTTCTTGAGACAGTTTGCTGTCATGCCGATGTTTCCGATTAAGGTAAGCAGATCTCCCGCAAAATCTTCGTCTTCCAGAACCTGTGCCCATTTAGGCAGCGTCCAGTCGAAAGTGGGAGTCATGCCATAAAGCTGGTAAAGCTCCAACATGAAGTTGAATGCGTCAATCAGCTCCTCATCAAAGTGCTCGCCATCGAGTTCTTCCTCGATAGCCTCCTTTGCCTCAGCGAGTTCCTCGACAATCTGCCAACAGAGTTTCTTGAAAAGCTCCTGATCCTCCAAAGTGTTGATGTCAAAGTTCGCGATGCGCTCCTTGAAATATGGTCTGTACATGAGCTGGAGCTCCCCCTGGAGGGCATAAATCTCTTCCCAGCTCTTAATGAATGGCTTAAAGTCTTGTGTATTCATGGCTTGATGTTTGAGAATGGATTGTACTGTTCCGGATCTTCTTTGTGAGAGTAATATACAGCTATTCTGCGTCCCTCTTCTGTGAGAACATGTTTGATCTCATGCACCTCGATGGGACTGATCCGGATGAAGTCCACAGCCTCCGAAATGGTTGAGAAGTACGTAGGTACTACTCCCGGAGCTTTTAACGGCTTGGGGTCCTCGAGCTCATTGTTGATGGCCCCGATTGTGGCTACCATGTCAAGGAGGTTGTCCTCCTTGTGTGCATTGGATTCCCGGGCCATTTTCACTGCCACTTGGACCCAAGATACATCAATAGCGGTCAGAGGTTTACCGGTAATGACCGAGGCGATCTCTGCGGCCTTCTGGTTGCATTCCATGAATGGTCCGTATTGTCTCTCCTTCTCCTCCGACCGCTCGTTAATGATTTGGTCAGCGTGCTTAAGTATATTGCTCATGATTTTTTAGTATATAGGTTAGACCCCGGGGAGGGACTCGAACCCTCCTGTACCACTCCGGGGTGCCCAGTGGAGTGACGGCTCCGCTGGACGAGGAGCTCTTACTTACTCCTCAGCCGGTGCGTTCTCCGGCTCGTTCTGTTCTGCTTCGGGAACTGCTTCGGGAGCTGCTTCGGGAGCTGCTTCGGGAGCTGCTTCGTCAGCCTTCTTCCGGCCGCGCTTCGGCTTCTCCTCGGGAACCGGTGCCATCTCGCCGAGCTCCAGGTCCTTCGAGTCGATGCCCTTGCCCCAGACGTGCCCGTCGTTGGTCTTGATGCGGTACTGGATGAAGTTGTTGCGGGGATCGAGACGAACTCCGATGATGATGCCGTCGGTCTGCTCCTTGGTCTTCGTGCAGATGAACTTGCAGAAGCGACCAATGTTGGTTTTGGCATTCTCGAGGTTAGCCTTTGCCTCCTCAGCTGATACCTCCTTCTTCAGCGGACGGGGTTCCTTGGGCTCCTTCGGGGCTTTGGTCTTGCGAGCCTTCTTCGGCTTCTCCTCGGCGACTTCGTCGTTTTCCTTGATGCCGTTCTCCGCCTTGTACTCTTCGGTCTCAGTGGCGTTGTAGACAGCGCCCTCCTCTGCCGGATGCTCCTGGGATGCTCCTCTCGATGCGAGGATGGACTGGATGGCGTCAAGCTCGTCACCGGTCTTGACCTTGGCCAACTTTTGAAGAACTTTCGAGCTGTAGCTCTTGTACTTTTCGATAAACTTTTCCATAGTGTTTAGTTGTTAAGTGTAGTGTAAAAGTAAGAAAAAATGTCCAATTAAAAAAATTTTTCACCAGAAAAATTGAAATTATTTCAATCCAATTCGACTGTGATTATGTCCAATATGTTGGAGGTCCTCATGCTATTGACTGCCAGTAGAGCCCTTCGGATCCCCAAGTCCTTCATTGCTCGTTTTGCTTGAGCAATGGCCCTGGATTTTATTCTTCCGTCGGGGATAGCTGCTTCGTAGCTGTTGTAATCCTCGTCCAGTAACTCGTAGTAATATCGTTTCATTGTCCTTTTGTTTGTACTACAAATATACGAAAAATATTTTTATTACTACGATGTTTTACGATATTTTTTCAGATATTTTTCGACCCTCGCTTTTACAGCTTCCATGAGAGCATCCTGCCCCCGGGTCTTCGCTTTCTGGGCTCTTATGACGTCCTGGTCCACTGTCTTCGAGCATACCAGTTTATTGACTATCACGACCTCCTTCTGTCCTTGTCGGTCAAGCCGAGCATTGAATTGTTGCTCCAGCTCGAGAGAATAGGTCTGACCAAACCAGATGATGCGGTGTCCTCCAGCTTGGAGGTTAAGCCCGTGACCTCCGGAAGCCGGGTGCATCAAAAGAACCTGGATTCTGCCAGCATTCCAGTCAACGATGTCCTTCTCCGTTTTGAGTTCACGGGGCTTATACTTGGCCAGAGCCTTCATGAGTCGGTCCCGGTCATGCTGGAATGTCCAACCGATGAGAACTGACTGTCCCCCGGCGTCCTCAATGAGTTCCTTCGTGGCTTCGATCTTCAACGTGTGCACCTCATGAGCCACTCTGTTCTCGTCGTATACTGCTCCATTGGCAAACTGGAGCAGTTTCGTGGACAAAGCTGCTGCATTGACCGCCGGAATCTCCACGGAGTCTCCGAGCTGATCGATCATGCTGAGAACTTGCTCCTCCTCGAAAGAATCATAAGCTTTTTGGATTTCCGGGGGCATCTGGATCTCGACTATGTTGTCGATGCGCTCCGGGAGATCCAGGTAATCCTTAGCTTTCATGCTCATGCAGATGTCCCCGATCTTTGAATATATCCGCTCCTGGCTTTCCTTGGATATATCGTACGAATACACAATGTGCCCGTTTCTACGACCAGGCTTAAAGTAGTTGTCTCGGTAGTGGGATATATATTTGCCCAAGCGCTCTCCTCGGTCCAGGAGGTACATTTGGGCCCAAAGATCCATGAGCCCGTTGGGTGCCGGGGTACCAGTCAATCCTACCACTCGGGAGATGGAAGCCTGAACGTGCTTAAGAGCTTTGAATCGGATGGACTTGGGATTCTTGAAGCTGCTGAGCTCGTCTATCACCACCATGTCGAATGGTATACAGGATCCCCCGTATAGCCCGCATAGCCAAGCCACGTTGTCTCTCCCGATAGTGTATACGTCTGCCTTCTTGGAAAGAGCCTCACGACGTTGACGTTCTGTTCCGATGATGCGAGACACTTTGATGTGCTTCAAGTGGTCCCATTTCTCGACCTCCTGGGTCCAGACTGATTCGGCTACTCTTTTGGGAGCTATGACTAATACCCGTCGGACCTCAACCTCTTTAAACATGAGTTCATTGATGGCGGTCAAAGTAGACACCGTTTTGCCCAATCCCATATCCAGGAACAGAGCACAGTGCGTATGGCTTATTATGTGGTCAACAGCTTGTAGCTGATATTGGTGAAGATCATTTTCTGTCATATTCCAATGCTAACATTTTACAACCCATAGTCGTGTCAATCACCTCAACTCGAAAGCCAATTGCTTTCAGTTTTTGGTGCATTAATGTCTGGATCTTTCGGGGCTTTTTGCCGAATGCTTTCAACTCAACGAAAACGACTTCGCCACCGGGGAACAGACAGAGTCGGTCGGGGAGGCCAGCATTGTGAATTGCGGGGAGTTTCAAACACCAGCCACCAACTCTCTCCACCTCAGTGACGAGTCGTTTCTCAATCGAGTTTTCGCACGTAGTATTTTTGCTTTCCATAAATGGGGAAATTTTTAGTAGACTTGCATGGCTCCCATTCGGGCATGCTCTTTAACAAGTCATTGATTTCTCGAGTCTTATACCGGTCCATGTCCTCTCTGTTCCGCCCAAGACATTCACACCATATCTCAGCAACACACACGTAGTCTCGGGGGGTGGTCCCTTTGGGGTTTAACTCATCGACCAGGAAGTCTCTTCTCTGGTAGAGGTCCATTGAGTCCCAGTTGTCCGGGAGTTGACGTTCCAAGTACGCCTCAATGATGCCTTTCCGTTCATCCGACTCGCTGTGCGAGCTTTGCTCACTTTTGGCTATTTTTTCTGCTTCATGGCTCAAATAGAGTTTCTCCTTGGATTTGTACAGGACAACTGCCTCAGCCCATATCTGGTCTATCTCGTCGTCCAGTTCCATGAACACGTCTTTTTTGGCATTGTTGGGGACCACGTCCACTGGCATGAAGCGTCTGTTGCCAGTGGGATCTCTCAGGAATTCGCTGTCGTTGGTGGTGCCGAAAAAGACGCATTGCCGGGGATATATCTCAGAAGTTCTGGCATACGCTGGTCGGAATGAGTCTTCGGACTTAGATATGAAATGCTTCACTGACTCAACCTCCGCTTTGCGGAGACCGGAGAGCTCAGCTATTTCAATAAGCCATGCCCCCTGGATCTGCTCGAGAGCCTCCTTTCCTTGGACTGTCAGGAATGTATCGCTAAACCAGGATTTTCCTAATTTTTTGATGAATGTACTTTTACCGGATCCTTGAGGTCCTACGAGCATAAGCACAAGGTCGAATTTGACCCCGGGGTTCATAACTCGGGCAACTGCTCCAACCAGCATCTTGCGGATGGCTTCGCGAGAGTAGATATTGTCGTCAGCCCCCATGTAGTCAATCAGGAGTTTGTCTACCCGTTGGATCCCGTCCCATTTGAGGTCATTGAGGTAGTCCAGAATCGGGTGGAAGTGGTTGCGTTCAAATTCCAGAGCCATGGCATCGTCGATCTTTAGCGAGGACGTTATTCCATATACGCAACCCAAATAGTTCCGGACCCCGGAGTAGTCTACGTTCTTGACCGGCTCCGGCTTAACAACCCGACGCCACGGGAGATTCCCGAAAACGTACCTCTTCCCGTCAAAGTCGTTTTGTCTGAACAGTCTTTTGAACCGGGGATCGTTTGCAAATATGAGGTTGAGGTTGGCATCCGACGAGAGGTACGCTCCCCGAGTATCAACCTCCAGCTCCTTCATCCACTCGACGCTCTCAGCCTCCGGGTCAACCTCCTTTTCGACTACTTCTTCCTGAGTCCGATCATGCTCTGGATCGGCAAACTCGTACTTGGCACTGTTGATGTGGTCGTTGGCAATGGTTGTCTTAGTGTCGGGGTCATTGCGTACGAACTCCTCCATTGCTGACACACTTGGCAACTTCGACGAGGGATCCTTGACCTTATCGTCAAGATGCCCGAATTTGTGTATGCGGACCAAGTCAAACGCATTGCAAAGTTTGCCACCGCACGGGTCAGTTCCATGGTGGGAGTAAGCGAACTTGTCCTCATATACTATGAGCCCAGCCGAGGCACTTCCTTTTGTGTAAGTGTACCGGTCTTCCACCGCTGACGGGACGTAAGTGTCGGGGAGGAAAGTTTCTATTGCTTCGGAGATGGAGTACGTTCTACAAAACGCTCCGATGAGCCCTCTCTTTATGGTTGGGTCCTCCTGTTTCTTGACGGCTCGGTCTACAGCTTCGAACCGGGACGAAGCTGTCGGCCAAAGTGACGAGTCTTTCCAATCGGCATAGGAGCTGAGAATCTCGTCAGCATCAATCCACGGACCGTCCTGAACCTTAAAGTAGTAGTCCATGTCCTTCGGCGTAGAAGGCCAGAACATGAGCCGGTTGGTTTCGAAGGTTGAGTTGTCGAAAAGGTCTATGCCGATTATCCCGGCAATTTTTCGGCTTATTGCAACGTATTCGTCAGCCGTGACCTCTCTGCTCAGTGGCATTACTAATCTGTATCTGGGAGATGCGTCCGAATGTTTGTGAGTTCCGTGCAGAACAGCGGCATTGTCAAACTGGAGCATGAAGTCATCCCATAGGTCTTTGTGGGCAAAGTCCAAGTCGAGTGTTATCAATTGTCTGTGTACCACGTTGGCCGGGCTTCTTTTACCCCCTCTCAGGTAACCTCCAACGTATCCGCCTACGTCCTTTATTTTGAGCTGGTCTTCCTTGCTTGCAGAAACAAACTCCTTAAATGTTTCAGTGGTCTTGTTCTCCTCCCCGAGTCGACTGACCAATTCAGACCATTTCAGTTTCTTGTTGCTCCATACTTTCGATCTTGCACTCAGTCCGATTGCAATATCAAGTTCCCCGTCGTATGTCATTAGTCTTTCTTATAAAATTTAGTAACGTATCCGTCTGCTTTGAGAGGTAATCCCATTGGCAAGCAGTTCAGCCAAGGAAGATCCTCTCCCATAACTCTACACATAGTTTCCAGACAATCCCCGGCTCGATCCTCGTCTACCTCTGCAATGGCTTCATCATGGACGTGCATTACTATTTCGAAGTCTTTCATAATGCTTAGTCTGTACATTGCTTCGGCGAGAAGATCCCGGGAGATTGCCTGGACTATGTTCTCCACCAGTTTGCCCCCGTATGTCTCTACCTCGGTCCATCCTACTGACTGGACCATGCCGTCGTAGACAATGCCAATCTGCCCGAACCTGTTGGGTCTCACACGGGGATTTCTGTAGTATAGTTTTCTCCCAGCCGGGAGAGCTATCGTCAAATTGGTCCCGTCATGTTCAAAGACGAGACAACTTACTTTCTTGGTTTTCCTGGTCTGGACGCACTCGATGGCCTTCTCGTTCACCTCCGCCCAAAACTCAACAATTTTAGGATTGGCTCGGCGCCAAAGAGCTACGATGGAGTACATTTCCTTTTTGGACAGCTTCTTCTCTTTGTCCATCTTCTCCATTGCGTTGACCGACCCCTCATATCCGAGTGCCAATTCTGCCGTCTTGCCCCGCTGTCTGAGGTCCGATCCTTTCGTAACCTGCTCAATTGGGACCCCGAACATGAGTGATGCTGATGCCTCATAGATCTTGCCATGAGTGTTGAAGACGTCGAGTCGCCATTTCTCCTGGGCTAACCAGGACAGGACTCGGGCCTCAATAGCACTAAAGTCGGCTACTGCAAACATTTTACCCTCCGGGGCTATGAATGCTGTTCGAATGAGCTCCGAAAGGACATTCGGAATGCTGTCGTAACACATCTCGAAAAGGTCGTAGTCTCCTCGCTTGACCATGCTTCTGGCGAGGTCCAGATCCTTCATGTGGTTCTGGGGGAGGTTCTGCAACTGGATCATTCGACTGGACCAACGCCCGGTTCTGTTAGCTCCATAGAATTGGAATAGGCCATGAGCTCGCTGATCCTTGGCAGCGCAGTTGAGCATGGCAATATACTTCCTAGTGGAAGTCTTAGACAAGGCAAGTCTACCCGTGAGGACCTCTTTTACCAAGCCGGGAGCATCGGGGGTATTTTTCAAATATTCGAGAATCTCGGGTTTGCCAAGTGCTGGGAAGTTGAGTCCGAAATTAGTGCTGAGCCACGTCTTCAACTGGGCCAAGCTGTTCGGGTTATCCAAGCCCGTCAGTTCCTTCATCCGGTCGGTCATCTCCTCCGTGTATACCTCATCGAAAGAGATGGCGTTCCCGGCCATATCGAGATCTATCAGAATTCCCCGGTCATTGATGCTTTGGTCTACGAGGTAGTTCCGACGTTCGAACTCCGGGAATGGGAATTGGTCCAGCTGTTCCACGATGTCGCGTTCGGCAATCACGTCATATTCGGCATACGTCTTGAACTCGTTCCACTTGTCCGGGTCGTCGTCCGGCATGTTCCGAGTCCTCATCCCGTTGGACTTGGTTGGCTTGCACGGGGAACAGAAAAACCGGATTAAAGCTTTACCGGTCGACTTCTTCCCGTGCTCCCCGAGGACCAACGCCTTGGAGAGTTCATCCAGAGCCAAAGGCAGTCCGCAATAGGCTGCTTTGGTCATTGAGCAATACAATTGATCGATCGGGATAGGTAGTCCTATACGCTTAAATACGAGTCTCTCAAATACAGCGTTATGAGCCCATTTCTCAATCCCCGGATCAGTTAAAGCGGAGATGAAATAGTCGGGGAGCTCCTCTCCTTTGGCCAGATCAATCACCTGAACGGGAGAGGTGTCAAAGGCGAAAGATACTATAAGGAGCTGAAAGCCCCCCGATTCTATGTATTTATAGGCGCCCGTGGATTTAATGTCCTCCGGGCTATATGTTTCTGTATCGAAATATAAGCGTCTCGGCATGTTAATTATTGTTAAATTTGTTGCTGGGCGGGGATTCGAACCCCCTAATCCCAAATAAGACCCAGCATACCAACCTACATAAGGTCGTCCCACGGGTTCTGGCCGAAGTCCTCTTCTGCCGAAGATCCCCCGGAGAGACGTTCTCCGTCAGCCAACTTCTGGAGGTTGTTCAGCCCGCAAGCAACGCCTTTGTTGCCATTCGTGTTGAAAACGTAGAAGTTGATCGACGCCCGGCCATAGCATCCGGAGTAGAAATCCTCTTTTTCGATGATGGGGTTGAGGTTGATGTCCACGATGCCAGGACGGTTGTCCGAGTTGGCATTGACGAACATGTGCCCAGCATACTCCGGATTGTCCGGTCTTTCGGTGTCCCCGTCACGGAGGGGGTTCTTCCACGTCGGGGGAATCTTGCCGCCCAATTTGGCGATGCCTTCTTTGAGAGCCGTGTCGATGGCCTCCTTGACCCGAGACAGAGTTGCCGAGTCAGTCTTCGGGATGAGGATGGACACCGAGTATTTTGCTCGGTCGGAACCCTCCATTGCCCGGGGTTCCCATACGTTGGCGTAACTGAACCGAACTTTGCCGGTTACTACTTTGGTTGTTGCACTCATAGTTGTGAAGTTTAGTTATTAGAAAAATCGAGTTTTGCTTGTTCAATCCCCATTGCCGGACGCTTGTCAGACTCGGGGACCAGAGTGGGTTTGCCTGGAGCCTTGATGACAAAGTCTCCAACCAGTAAGCCGAAGTCCTTTTTGAGGAGCTTCTCGATAGCCGGGATCCCGGCCAGTTTGACAACTTGGAACTGATCCGGGGTGTAGTCGCATGCGGTAAGAACTTCCTGAACTGCACTCTCGTCAGTCCATTTCCGTATTGACCTTCCTTCGACTACCTTATACCCCGGGATCTTCTCACCCGAGATGGCTTTGGAGAGCAGGTGCTCAGATACAGCATTTACCCATTCTTGGAGCATGGGGGCTTGCTCGAAAATCTGAGCGAGCTCCTCAGTGGTCAGGAGTTCGGGCTCTTTGAACTCGTGTTTGGCCAAGTCCAGATTGTGGTCTGCCATCTTGCGACACAAAGCTTTGACTTTACACCACCTGCACCAGTGACCGACTTGGAGTTCACCCTCCCCGGAGTAAGCGAGAGCTGCTTTGGGTTTCACTACCTCCTCACCCCATTTGTAGATGTCTTCGGGGGTAATCTCCCATGTCGAGATTCGATCCTGTCGGGGCTGGACGATAGTCAACTTCACCATGTTGATGTCGTAGACCATCTCAAATTTGGACAATGCCCCGAGAGCATACAGCATCAACTGAGCATTGTTCTCGGCGAAAACCGGCACGCCAGTGCCAAACTTGAGGTCTATGATCTCCATGACCCCGTCAGCGATAATGCAAGCGTCTCCAGTGCCGAATCCTTGTTCGACCCAAGCCGAGAAGTCCAGTCGCTCCTCCAGAAGAACGAGAGCATCTTTGGTTTTCCGCAAAGCTTCCGTATATTGGTCCGTTACGTACTGGCAATAAGCCATTACGGGTTCGTCCATAGCCTCAGTGTAGAGGTCGTTCTTCTTCAGCTTCCTGAGTTCAGCAGACGTAACGTCGACAGGTGTTATGCGGAACCTCGCTCGGAGGTAACATTCTGCCATCTCGTGAGCCAGAGTACCCTCTTCTGCATACTTGGAAGGCTTACCGGTTTCCTCAACTTTTTCCTCCAGTCTGGCACTGGGGGTGCAATTGATCCACCTGTCTGCCTTCGATGCCGAAAGCATGGCGTGCTTACGAGACGAGTGATTCGGGGTTCCCATTACGCAAGGTCTTTGAGAAATTCATAAAACGCGTCGTAGTTTTGGGCATCCAGTCCCGTCACGTTCCTTGCTCCCATCTCAGTGAGCTTTGCCCGTATAGCTTCCCGGTTATTGTCCACCTTACTTGCCAGGAGAGTGCGGATGTCCTGAATGGAGACAGCAGGATCGGAACCCAAAGAGGAGTTCGCATCCATTGGCATGGGTTCGGGTTCCTCCGTCTTCTCAGGAGCAGGAGCCGGGGAAGGAGCCGGGGAAGGAGCCGGAGCAGGAGCCGGAGCTGCCTTCTTGACGTCAGCTGTCTTTACTGTTACAGGATTTGCTCCAATAACCTGACAGATCTTGCGGACCATCTCGAGATCCTGTTTCTCTTCGAGGTTTGCCTCGAACTTAATTTCGATTTTCATTGGCTTGATGATTTTTAATTATGGTGTTCAGAAGTTCGATGTACTTGCTGAGGGGTATAGCCGGGTCATGGATAACAGTTTCGTGAAACAGTGACCCGAGATGAAACACCTTCGTCTCCCCAGTCTTAACTGATAACTCTGCTCTGTAGTTACCGTTTGTCAGGATACATGTCTCTCCTTTAAACTCGGAGCTCCATGCTCCTTTGTAGAGGTTGTCGACCGATACCCCAAGCCAAGCTGCCAGTCGGGAGACTTGCTCCGAGTTCAACAAGGTTTTTCCGCTGAGGACCCGGTTGAGAGCTGCTCGGGGGAATCTGTTATCGGGGAACAGGATTTCTGCCACTTCTTGAAGTCGGAGACCCCTCTGTTCAACTAATTCTTTAAGATTGATAGTCATTGTGTTGTCCATGTTGTTTATCCCAAATATAATCAATTTTTCCCAGATATTGAAATTTTTTCAATCTTTTTAATGAAAAATGTTTACTTGGTGAGGAGGTAGACCACCTGAGCAATAAACGTGCTCCTTCTGCTTGGACTGAGACGATTGTATACTTCTCGTATAGGCTCGATGGCTTTCTCGAGCTTGAGGTCCTCTCCTTTCTTCTTCAACTCCTTGATGGCTCTGTAGACCCGGGTCCTTTCCTGCCATTCCAGAACGTCTACCTTATCGGGCCACCAACCAGATACGGGGACGAATTTGGAGTTGAGCACATAAGCAGATTCGCCGTCCTCTGAAAACGGCTGTTGAGTGATGGCTCCCGGGGTACAGTTGGGGTTGATCTTCCTCCTAAACGAGACGGGCTCCATGTATGTAGGTCCCTCCCCGGGAAGCTTGTCCATTTTCATGTAGTGGAATCCGAACTCGTCTTCATACTTGAATACTACGTATTTTTCGATCTTTTTCATGGTTATCTGTTTAAGGTTCTTGCTGATATTCTGCACTTCTCGCCGAAGTAGGTAAATGTCTGACCGTTAGCTGCAATGTCTTTCAGTTCAGACTCAGTATAAGACTCATACTCACCTTCAATATTGATTCGAGTGGCTCCTTGGGAGTTAGCCAAAGCTCTGAAGGAAGTGAAGACTCCCTCCACGTATCCCATTCGAGTGACGATAAGTACCGATTTTACTGTTCTCATAGTTGTGTAGGTTTTTGTTTACACTACAAATATAATACTTCTGCGGTAAATACTACGATAAAATCAGCATTTTTTTCCGTTTGTTTTGAGAAGTCCCATCATGACAATTTCGAGAGGGTTGGGTGAAGCTGGTTCTGACTGACTTTGGTCTTCCACCAACCTCTCCCACATTGAGCCAGCTTTAAACCCGATGAATGCCAGGAGTTTCTCCTTTCTTGTGAGAGGCTTGTCGGTTTTAATACCCATCCGGTCAAGAATAGACTGAATCCCTTCATTGACAAAATCCGACTGATTGGTAACTAATTCTCTGTGGATAACTCCGAGGAGAACCTCTCCCACATTGCTGGGGGCTTTCAGCTCCTTGGATACGATTCCGTTATAATAGTTGTCCGATTTGGGGTCCGGATCTGCCGGGAGGTCCCAGTTGAATTTTTCTTCCATGTTTTACTATTCGTTAATTCCATACTTACCGCAGACGTATGCTTCGCCAGTCTTGAAGCCCATGCATACGAGAA